ATAATTTTCTTGTTGTTCCTGCTGCTAAACCTAACCCAAACGTTTGTAACGTAACACGATCAATATATGTAGGACGTTGTTCTTCAACTATCCAACATTTAAAATCTTTTTCAATATCATCTGCTAATGGCTCATACAATTTTACATAAACATATTCTCCAATTACTACACTGTTAGTAAACAACGCAGTTTGGTTTCTGCTAAAATTAACAAGCAGTGTACGATATGATTCTGTTGAAGATAAACGAGTAACAGCATTTCCAACACTTTGTATGTAATTCGTAATTTGCTCTAAAAATTCTGAGTCATCTGGATCAATTGCTCGTAATCGTAATTCTGTACGATCTGGAGATATTTCATCTATTTTTAATTTTTGTGATTCATATGACCCAATAAGGTTGGTAAAGAAATTTACCGCAATTCTATATTCACCTTTTTGAATATTCAGATTATTGAATTCATTGAATAGATTAATCTGCCATGGTACCGCTGGCAATCTATAATCAACGTTATTCTCCGGGTCAGTATATGTAATCTGATTTTTAGGCTGTAAATCAATTCCATGATTTCCCGTGATCCAAGTATCGCCAGAATATACATGAAACTCAATTCCATTATCACGAGAATCAGAAGCCAATATGTTATTTTTCCAAGCATATTTTAATGCCGGTGAAGACAACAATTCAATTTCTTTGTCTGAAAATCGTTGTCCTTGCGTAGCTTTTGTTGAGCTAAGAATTTTATCGATATTTTTGTATTGTGATAACATACTTATTCCAATTACGGATCAACCGCTTCAATTACCCAATATGACTTATCGGCTACATACCGGCCGTTTGTTCTAGTGCCGCATACACCTTCAATATACCATTTGTCCCACGGTCTCATTTGTCTATTTAGTACCGTATGTTCTCCGCGCAGTGTATCCCAGCCTTGTGGCGGAACTATTTTATAATCTGCGACTCCTGCATTTGTTAAATCTGGTTGATAGTCTGCCGATCGTCTTTGTAGTCTTGCCCTGAAACCAACACGCGCAAGGCCGCCATCGCTATTTACTGCATTCGCTGGAAAAGAATTATGTACATCTACTGCATATCTCATACGAAGATTTTTACCAGATTCAATTAATTCTGGAGTAATCATATAAGTTCCCGGATCATTTTGTTGCGGCCCTCGAAGAACATTATTATATAATAATTTTTGGTATCCGTACGGGCCATCAGGAATTTTATAACTTGGAGCCATTGTAAACCATTGTATTACAAAAGATGGTGTATATCTTGCGCTAAATACATCTAATTCATTTTCTGGCAATTCAACATCAATTTCGCCAATATCAGTTTGCCTTGAGATAATAGTTGGAGGAAATTTAAAATATTTAAACTGTGTGTCGATTGCTCTATTAACAGAACGATTTGTATACAGTCTATCATTAGCTTCAACAATTACCGTTTCATTGTATTGTGCAGCTTCTTCATCAGTAACTTCTTGTACAGTACCATTAATAATTAAATTGCCTGCTGCATCTCTTTTATTTACGAATGGTAAGTTAGATGCATAGTCTAATCCTTTTTGATCATAAATGATTTGCTCTTGCTTGCTAGCTAATTGAAATCCTGCAGGATCTTTTGAAACAGGCTTTCTTGTCAGTCTAGTGCTAACAAAATTATTATCAGTAACAGAATTTGTACTGTTTGAATCAGTTAACATCGATTGTCTTGGGCTATTATATTGTATTCCGTCTGCCATTATCTAACTACTTTAAAATAATATTCATTATCAATATACTGTTCTGTGAATCCATCAACAATTTTTAATGCTATGCGATAATAACGCTCTGGCATCAACCCATTCATATCTAAATAAATGAAGTTGCTGACATCATCACAACTCACTTTAGTATAAATATCATCAAATGGAATTATTGTTTCATCTGTAGCAGCATCGACAACTGAATAATATGTAGTCTCCGGCAAGCGCTTAACTGTCTGTAATGGAAATAAATTTGTAGCTGATTTTTGTGGATATTTATCACGTCCATAAAAGCGTATACGAGCTATTTCCGTGTCTTTATACGATTTGTTAATTTTTGGGTAAATGATATTCGATTCTAAATTAACTGCGTCTAACGTGCTAGAATACGCTGACTGATCCCAATACATGGTTAGCTTTGGAACATATATAGTATGAGTTTCTCTACTAAAGAATCTTACATACCCAGTAGTGTCGCCAGACACTTCATCAGCATCAGAAAATTTAAGCAAGAATCCATTATTTGAAATTGTTGTTCCTGCACTACCATTGATCCATAATTTAACTGCATCTGTTACATCCATGTTAATATCAGTAGGACGATAACTAAATGACTCTTGTTCTTCCAAGCCCGGCTGCGTATAAAAACTTTGATCGTATTGCGTTAAATCATATGATCCAGATCCACTTTGATATATCCAACTACCACCCTGACTTCCGGTAATTTTTAAAGATGTCGTAACATCACCTGATGTAGTCCATGATGAACCAGAAGCAGGATATTGCCACGATACGCCATCGGTAATGGAAGGTGATGAATTTTCAAAACCAACGCCATTCACCCAGGAATCATATGCAATTTTTGCTTCAACTGTATATTCTGAAGAAAGTGTTTTTGCATGAGAAGTATATAGTTGTAAAACAAACTTACATGCATCTAAAGTTGTAGAATATTTTGTTAATGTAGATTGAATTTCAGACATATCAAACTTAAGAAGAGACCTACTTCGTACATAAGCATCTCCAGAAGTATTAATGCGTTTGCCTACTTCAAGAATTTCATCGATACCAGTATTAAGTGTCGGCACCGATTCATATAATGTAGCATCTTTTTCTGCGTAAAATATTCTGAACATGAGTTATCCTTACTAGTTTATTTATAATAAATATTCCTTAGTAAGATACTATTCGTCCTTTGATGTCTTGGTTTGGAAATTTAACTTCAAAAATTGAAGGATCTAATGATGGATATACAACGCCATTCTTTTCTGCCGTATTTAAATCGTATATATTTCCAGAATAATTTTGGGTTGTGTCATATAAATTAGTAAACTGTACATCTAACACTGACTGAACACCATCAACGTTGCCCAATGCATTCATTATTTCAGATTTAATTATTGGTTGATTGATCTGCCATCTAGAAATATCAAAATAACGCTTTAAGCGGTCGACACAACGAAGTAGAACATCATTACTATTATAATTTGCTCTAGCACTAATTTCAAAATTAACACCAATATTGATAATAAATGCATTTTTTATGTTAACTGCGTCTGTTAATATGCGATAATTTCCAAGATATGTTTTTAAATTTTCTTTTACAGCAGCATTTAAATTAACTAACTTTTTAGTTGCATCATATCCTAATACATAAAGATTCATTGCTAATGGATTTGAAACTCGTCTTTCTTCTAAATCGTCTTGAGCGATTTGATCGTCAGGAACAATGTATGCTTTTGCAATGCTACCAAAACGAGCTGGCATAGAATATGCTCTAATAATATAATCTTCTCTTGTTACCAATCTGTTTTGTGTTGCAAAATTAGCTAGTGCATTATTTTTGATATCTTCAATGTTATCCGTCGACTTTGCTCCTCGTGCTGGCTCTGGGTTATTTGCTGCAATTGAACTCTTAACAAAATTCAATACACCACCTGATATGTCAGCATTTGGATCATCATCATAACTTACTGAAGAAATTGATGTTAATGTATTTGCTTCTACATTGTCAGCAAATCCGCCTCCTACTGTATATGTAACTGTAAGAGTTGTATTAGCAGGAGCTTGTCCATATGCTCGTGTATATAAAAAGTTTGATGGGTCTATATCAACATCAATACTTCGTCTAAACCCAGCTAATCCAGATCCTACATTGTCTGGGTTAGGAATAATTTCTTCATCATTATTATCAGAAACACCTGCACCAAATTGAAGTTCTGTTAAACGGTCTTGTCTAAGTCTAGTAACAAATCGTTTAGAAGATTTTCTCATTTTTAAAAGATATGGAGCACTCGCTCTATATACATTTAAGTCTGGATCGTTTTCTGCTAAATTTGG